GTCCGTACATCTCCAATGTTATATTCACAAGAATTCAGTGCCAGTGTTGTAGCCTTTAGTATACTTTGTCTTATCCTAAGCTATTGGAAACTATATCAATTTATACTCCTTGTATATTCTACTTGGGTTGATGACATGATCGTATCCTAAATCAATGTCATCTCCTAAAACCGCTAAATAAGCTGGAGTCAAGCCAAGTTTCTTATGTATAATCCGACATATTACTAAATTGATTAAGGACCCGAATAAGCTAGTTGTTTTGACACCAGACATTAGTCCAGCCTCAATGTTTTATATAAAATTAGAGTTTCAATCTATCAGGAACATATTATCATCAATGTTTTACGCCACTGATTCGCACTTTTTGCGAAATACCGGACATAGCAGACCTAAGATTCAGCAAATATCAGACATCATCCACAATTGAACGTTGTTGTCAAATTTACTGATATCCAGTGGTAAATTACCCAAATTTAACTGATTAGCTCAGCAATAAACACTCTTAAACCTATCGGCTTTAGACATTAAAGCAACCAATCCGAGTTGTTCAAAGCTAGTACCTATTTGATCATTATTAAAACTAGTCATTATAATAGAATATATAAGACACATGTCTTCATACAAAGTAAGGTCAGTGTTCACAAACTGTCACACTTTAACAGCTTCTTGCTTCTGCGCAGCGAAACAGTTGTACTTTGCTCAAAACCGATGTATAGTGTTAAACCATACCTAAAGTCTGTTATTCGACAAATAATACTACTTTTTACTTTTGAAGTCTTTATTGCCTGATAAATTGCCGTCTGACAATAAACTCTAAACAAAGTATTCTCGTACGGTATTTGAGATGGACACGCCAGTTAAGAGTTATAAGTTAAGCAGTTGCGTCATGACTAGCTACATCTCCTTATAAAAGCAATCTCAAAAAGATATACCTCACCAGAATCATTTGACGTTACCTACTTCTTTTGCTGCTATCCAGGGTTTCAGGTTTTAATCAATGAAGTTAGTGTTAGATAACCGTCAAGTAAAGCCAAAACTAGTTTAACCGTCAGAAATAGCTATAGATAGGTGTGTTTAAAACTCGACTTTACATAGGCGCTCAAGAAGCTTATATCATTTCTAAGCGTATGCAAATTGCACTATTTGATGTAACCCGTCGGCTAAGTGATCCTTCAAATGTCTATCCCCAATCCAATGTGCTAGAAAGCCACTAAAACGCAAG